TTGGGATTAGAATAAAACTAATACCCTAGATAATATATACCTTAAGAGATAAACTATGTTAGAAACTATTTGCGATGTAATGTTAGATGCGTATAAACGCAATTGGATCACTAGCCGTGATGGCAATGTAAGTATCCGACATCACGATAGAGATCACTTTTATATTACACCCAGCGGAGTACGAAAGCAGACTCTGCAGCCTGATCAGTTTAAAAAGATCAGTATTGATAAAACTATACATAGTGGTCACGGTACTGCTGCCATTAACTATAGCTGGCAAGAGTTGCCTTATACTGACATTAGTAAGAATCTAACGCCCAGCGGAGAGATTCCCTTGCACTTTGGCTTACAAAAAGAAATGGGCCAGCACAGCAAAGAAGTAAGAGTAGTTGTACACGTTCATCCTACTTACTGTATTGCAGCAATGCATGCTGGCATTAATTTGAGCACAGTTAGTGATGCGTTTCCAGAACTTAATCGCTATACTCGAGTTGCGCCTAATGTAGGAGATGTTGCTCCTATCAGTCAGGAACTTGCAGACCAATGTCACAAAAATTTAGGATTAGATCGCGTTGGTAATATTGCATATGACATCGTAGGTATCAAAGGACACGGTGTTGTTGCTATTGATACAAGTCCATGGCGGGCGTATGAACACATTGAGCGTTTAGAACACATTTGCAAAATTGTGTTAGCAAGTGGAAAATATTAAATAATTGCTAAAATCTCTAGGACTACTCCTAGAAACAACTCAGAACCCCATTTGGTCGAGGCAGCTCGACTCGCTAAAATCCTGCCGAGGTAAAGCTCGTTGCCGGTGGAGTAGCGTGTTCACCCCTTTGCGTCAAGCAAACATCTCCTAAACACTATAACACCTAGGAACGAGGTTATAGATAGCAGTAGCTATGTCAGTGCAGGTAAGGAAAAGACTAGAGTCCTTGGAGATGCATTTAAAATACCTGTTTCCAAAGTCTATGGCTGGATACGACTCACATGAAGTTATCCAAAAGTTAGATGGGACCTGTGAAGGTTCCGTCTGACTGAAATGATCTACATGAAATTATATTAAATCATTATTAAGAAGACAAAATACGATATGGCGATTAGCCATAGAGTTGTTTCGTGCAAACGAAACAATAATAGTTGACAATGATTCATAATGATAGTATACTAAATAAACAAATAAGATTGAGATTATTATGACTGGTATGTTTGATATTACTAATCCACAAGTTAAGGTATTAGTAGAACTTGCAAAAGAATGTGCGATATCTGATCCAATTGATTGGGGTGTATTGAGCATAACAGAAGACCAGGCCTATGTAATGATGGCAGCTCATGTGCTAGAAATGGAAAGAAATAACTTGACAGATGCAGCAATCATTGTTAAACTAATGGTAGAGAACTTTGTTTTGAATCTCAAACTGTTAGGAAAAAAATGAAAACTGTATTTGATAAAACAGCAATATTAACTAATACTCGCAATGCACAAAGCGTAGAAGCAGAAGTTGACGACGTGCGTGAGCACGATTCACTAAATGCATTCGTTGCAAACACTAAAATCCATATGAAATGGAACGGTAAAATTTACGTAGGTAATATAGCAGGTATGGAATTTACCACACTTGGACCAAAACAACATACAACTAAACAAGGAAGATATTAATATGCTAGTACCAATGGTAGTAGAACAAACCTCAGCTGGCGAACGTAGTTATGATATCTATAGTCGCTTGATGAAAGACCGTATCATTATGCTTAATGGTCCAGTAGAAGACAATATGGCTAACTTGATTGTAGCGCAGATGTTGTTTCTAGAGTCAGACAATCCTGACAAAGATATTAACTTGTACATTAATAGTCCAGGCGGTGCTGTCACAGCAGGACTTGCAATTTACGACACTATGCAGTATATCAAATGCGATGTGCGTACTATTGTAATAGGTCAAGCGTGTTCAATGGGTTCATTCCTAGCACAAGCGGGCACAGCAGGCAAGCGGGTAGTACTACCGGAGAGTCGTACAATGATCCACCGTGTAAGCAGCGGCACACGCGGTACTAGCGGCAGTGTACACGTACAAGAACTACAATTCGAAGATGCTATCCGTTCAATGGAAGAATCAAAGAAAATTAACGTTCGTTTGACAGAACTGTATGTTCGTCATAACTCAAAAGGTAAACAGTATGCTGAACTGTTTGAAACTATGAAGTTTGACACATTCTTAAATGCAGCTGAAGCAGTTGAGTATGGTCTTGCTGATATGGTTGTAGATAAACGATAAAAGGAAATATAAATGTACGCAACAACAAGTTATAGAGACGCTTCCGCAATCAATGAAGCAATGGGCAGAGTTTATTCTCAGATGGGCATTGCTGTGTTTATCAGCATGCTGGTCAGTTACTATGTAGGAACTAGCCCAGAGCTATTGCAATTCTTTTTTACAGGAATGCTAAAATGGGTGGTTATATTTGCACCATTAGCCGCAATCCTTGTGATGAGTTTTGCCAGTGCTAATTTCAGCAAGTCGGGACTACAGATGTTTCTGTATGCGTTTGCTGGCTTAATGGGATTGAGTTTTGCTACAATCTTTGCAGTCTACACAATGGGCAGTATCTTTACAGCCTTTATGGGTGCAGGGGTGCTGTTTGGCACTATGAGCATTTACGGATATTTTACTAAAAAGGATCTAAGCTCAATGGGACAGATGATGATTGTAGGATTAATTGCAATTATTATTGCCAGTGTTGTGAACATCTTTATTGGTAGTACACTAATGCAGATGGTTATCTCAGCTATTGCTATCATTGTGTTCTTGGGCTTGACTGCATATGACACACAGCGTATCCGTGAAATGGTAAGTGTAGGTGGCGACACCGGCAAACAAGAAGTCATGGGCGCACTAACACTGTACCTAGACTTTATCAACTTGTTTATTCACTTGCTACAACTATTTGGAAATAGGAAATAAAAATGTCTATTAAGTATGAAGATCACGTTCCACAACCTAAAGACCCTAGTAAGTTCCACTTTTATGTAAGTCTTGCTAAAAGTGCAGTACGTATTGCTGCAGGTGGATTTTTAATTATGGGCAACTTTGTAGTTGCAGGTGCTCTGCTAATTGCAGCAGAAGTATTAGGTATTGTGGAGGAACTATGACAGAGGTCCAAGATACAGTAGCAGTTCTTAAAGGTATCCCAACACGAGAAAAACTGATGGAGATGCTGCGCAAGGAAGTAGTTGAAGTAACATTCCTAAAACTTGACGGTGATGAACGTAAGATGCCTTGCACTCTTAAGCCAAGCCTGTTACCAGCAGTTGCTAAAGAAGATCCGCTAACACAAAAGAAGGTTCGCGAGATTTCAGACAAGGTTATAGCAGTATGGGCAGTTGGATCGAACGGCTTTCGTAGCTTTCGATACGATCGTGTAACTAAGGTAGAAGTTTTACTTAACATGTGTATACTTGAAACAACAAGTAACGGTTGACAGCAGCCTCTTTCTATTGTATAATGGTAATATAATAAAGCAATAGAAAGAGGCACATATGAAATATAAATATAACGATAACGATAAAGTAATACTTACAGATGTAGATGGTTGTCTACTCAATTGGGAATACGCCTTTATGTGCTGGATGGAACAGCATGGACACACTGCGATTGAAGGTGGTAATCTGTTGTATGATATAGCGCAACAATATGATATCACACAAAGTCAAGCATGGCAACAGGTTAAAATTTTTAACGAGAGTGCTGTAATGGGATTTCTTCCTGCATTGCGTGATGCAATATACTATGTTAAACGTTTGCATGAAGAACATGGATATGTGTTCCGTTGCATTACAAGTATGAGTCTTGATCCTAATGCTAAGAAACTACGCCAAATGAACTTAGAAAAGTTGTTTGGTAAAACAGCATTTGAAGAGCTCGTGTGTTTGGATACCGGAGCAGACAAAGACGATGCACTTGCACCTTACAAAGATAGTGGCTTGTGGTGGATTGAAGACAAGATGTCAAACGCAGTTGCAGGACTTAACGTAGGATTGCGTCCGATATTAATCGAACACGGTTTTAACATGAACGACACTGTACCACCAGGTATTACTAAAGTTGTTAACTGGAAAGAAATTTATCATCTAATCATTAACTAATAGTTTTATTGTCAAATGGCTAAATAAATTATAACAAAGGAAAAGTAAGTTCAATGAAACTAACGCTAACAACAGTAGAATATTCAACACTAGGATCAAGTAATCCAGGTGCGGATGTCTGCGGGGTTTGTAAGAGTTAGTTAGAAAGTACTACTAAATTTTACAAGCCCTTAGCAGAAATGTTAAGGGCTTTTTTTATGGAGAACATTATGACAGCAGAAGAATATTGGAAATGGATACATGCAAATGTTCAATAAGGCAAAGAAAACAGTTGACAGAGTGAGAAAGTTCGCATATACTAGTGACATACTGTAGCAATACAGCAGGCAATAGGTTAAAAAGTGTTGTAAAAATACAACAAAAAAGTTAGGAAATTAGTTGACAAGTTCATCGTAACTTGTTATAATCAATACATAGCAACAAAGAACAGTAGTTTAGAGTTGCTAAGAAGATTAAAAATAACAGTTGACATGTTCATCGTAACATGTTATACTAAACACTAGTAAGCAGCAATGCTTGCACGTTCTTTAACAATTTAGATACAATATTTTAGTGTTAGTCGCAAGGCTAACACTGTAAGTAGAGTGGTGTATGCACCAACATACACCACTAAACTCTGCTTACACATACACACAAATGCTTAGGCCAGGCAGATGTAGCGGATTACAGCTGGGCTCAAAGTTCAGTGGGCAGGTTCAATTCCTGTGAGTGTGTATTTGTAAGCAAAGTTTATTCCTCAGTAGCTCAGTTGGTAGAGCGCAGCACTGTTAATGCTGATGTCGGCGGATCGTACCCGTCCTGGGGAGCCAAAAATTTGATGGAGTGTATGCTACAAGGTGTGGCAGGGGACTGTAAATCCTCCGGTGAAAGCCACGAATGGTTCGATTCCATTACGCTCCACCAATTATAATAGGAACGGTGGCTGAGTGGCCGAAGGCAACGGTTTGCTAAATCGTCGTACGCAGTAATGTGTACCGTGAGTTCGAATCTCACCCGTTCCGCCAAAATTAGGACTTGTAGCTCAATCGGGAGAGCACGACACTGTCACTGTCGAGGTAGCGAGATCGAAACTCGTCAAGTCCGCCAATTTTATGCGGCGTTAGTATAATGGTATTATGACAGCCTTCCAAGCTGATGACGCGGGTTCGATTCCCGCACGCCGCTCCAGTTTTAAGTATACAGCACAGTCTGTATGATAAGTAAAATATGGCCCCGTTAGTTAAATGGTATAACTGCTGTTTTGTAATCAGCGGTCGGCAGTTCGATTCTGTCACGGGGCACCATATAAAAGCACACTCAAAGACTCTACATAGTAGAGGAACCGGTTAGCTCACCGGACATTTGACGAGCACGAGTGTGTCAGTAGAGTAAAATGCCCCGGTGGTGAAATTGGTAAACACAGCGGTCTTAGAAGCCGTAAGCTGAGAGTTCGAGTCTCTCCCAGGGCACCAATGCCGAAAAGATTGAGAGTTCGAATCTCACCGTTTCCATATTGAAGTATATTACATGACGCCTCAGCGAAGGGATTCTAGAAGTCCAGTAGCGATTAATAATTAAACATGCAGATGGGTTCGCATGGTGTAGTGTATTTCAATATGGTTATAGATAGTTAATACGGTGCGTTCATATAATGGTCATTATCCTGGATTGTCTATCCAGAGACGGGACTTCGATTCTCCCACGCATCGCCAAATATAAACTCCGATTAGTGAAATGGCATCACCCGTGCTTTGGGAGCATGTAGCGCAAGTTCGATTCTTGCATCGGAGACCAATAAACTTGAGTGGTTCATCTAATGGTCAAGATTCTGGTCTCCAAAACCAGCCATTGCGGTTCGAGTCCGTAACTACTCACCAACATTATTAAAAAGTAGTGTACTTTATTTGAAAAATATGTTGTATATAAACGTATAGGTTAAAAAAGAGTTGATTGTAACTCTGTAAATGTTCTTTAATATTGTACTGTACTCGGTTCGTCTAGTGGTCTAGGACATCACCCTTTCACGGTGGCTACAGGGGTTCAAATCCCCTACCGAGTACCATATAGAAACATCTTTATTTCCCCCAATTGTTATTCACAGGGAGTTCGCAAGAACAGTCGATAACTTAGGATGTTTCTATATGGTAGCAAGGAGTAATTTACCTTGAATCAGATTGGGGAGTAATTACCTCAAAAACTCGTAGTGGTCTAACAGACAAGACAGAGCCAATATTCGGCTTGCATGTTGGTTGCAAAATCCAACCTACAATGAGTTTGCATATTGAAACATATTACATCAAACGAGGTCTCGATTACCTGAAGTCGATGTTGCTGAGTTACAAGAATTGATGATGCAGCAGTATGAAACAAAACGTTCAAATCCGGAAACGGGCTTAGTAGACGAAGATAAGTAGATTAACGCCCCTTTAGTATAATGGTATTACACCTGTTTTGTAATCAGGCTACGGCAGTTCGATTCTGTCAAGGGGCACCAATATTTTTAACAACAAAAGGAACATATGAATGACAAGACACATAGCCGAATAGGACTTCTTGACAACGAGAAAATTGTTGACAACATCGGAAATAGGTTTACTATGGTAGTTATTGCTTCGCAAAGAGCAAGAGAGCTTGCAAGGCAACATAGATACAAAGATGATGGTACTCAATTTAATGCTCCTATTTCAGCATTACTTGAAGTCCAAAACGGTGAAATTGGCTTAGAGTATATTCGAAAAATTAGATAACTCCGATTGGTGAAATGGTATCACTCTTGGTTTGGGACCAAGGAGCGCAAGTTCGATTCTTGCATCGGAGACCAAAATTGGGGGTTTAGTGCTAATGGGAACACGCTGCCTTTGCAAGGCAGAGTTAAGGGTTCGATCCCCTTAACCTCCACCAGTTTTAATATGACGCTATCGACTATCGGTTAGGTCATCAGGTTTTCATCCTGAAGAGCGGGGTTCGACTCCCCGTAGCGTTACCATTAGTTGTATTGTTTTGGAAAAAGGCTGTGTCCACTAGCCTAATGCACTGGCAATGTTCGCTCTGTCCTGCAGGCATCGAATATCCAGTTTGAAGTAACGAAAGTAGAGTTGGCATCGGCCGATGCTTCTATACTAGTTACCAAGTTAAAAGCAAACGACAACAGGGCGATTGTTGTCCATAACAAGACAATACAACTAATGGTAAGTATAAGTTATTGCGAGTAGGGTATTCTGATGCGGGGTAGAGGAGTCTGGTCGTCCTCACTAGTCTCATAAGCTAGAGATCGTTGGTTCAAATCCATCCCCCGCTTCAGAGTATCTTGTTTGTCTTAGGAAGGCCAACCCAATTGGCGATGGGACCGCACTTGAAATGCGTCGAGCGTTAATAGCGCCTTTAGAGTTCGACTCTCTAGCCTTCCGCCACAATTAATGCATCGTTCGTCTAATGGTAGGGCCCTGCTTTTACACGGCAGAGACGGCAGTTCGATCCTGTCACGATGTACCAAGTTTATATAGGATTATAAGAAATAAGGAAGATGCCCACTACGGCGGTCTGTAAAACCGTTCCTAAAGGTAGTGAAGTCAAGGCACGTGGAGCGTTACCATCAACTTCCACCAATTTTGCAACTTTAGCTGATATGGTTATAGCGGTGTCTTGAAGCGACATTGAAGTAGGTTCGATTCCTGTAGGTTGCACCATTATGGTTGACAGCAGCACAAACGGTGCTATAATATATATATAAAGCACAAGATGAACAAGTACTTAACATATAACCACTTAGTAGAACCAGTAAAAAATTAAAAACTCACTGAAAGACTATTATGAGACAGTTAGCAACAATTCGCAAGATCACTGAAATTAAACCTATCCTTGATGCTGACCAAATATGCGCGTACCGTGTGGGTGGGTGGTGGGTGGTTGATTCCCTTGGAAAATATGAAGTAGGCGACCTAGCAGTCTATTGTGAAATTGATTCATGGATTCCGCATGCGCTAGCACCATTCCTCAGCAAAGGCAACGAGCCGCGAGTGTATGACGGTATTGCAGGCGAACGCTTGCGTACTATTAGACTGCGTGGACAACTATCGCAAGGATTGTTGCTGCCAGCAAACATCGGCGGTATTTGTGTTCTTGGTCTTGAAGTAGGAATGGATGTTTCTGCTATCCTTAGTATCACCAAGTATGAAGCTCCTATTCCTGCATGTCTTGCTGGTGAAGTTAAAGGTATGTTTCCAAGTTGGCTTCAAAAGACTGATCAAGAACGTATTCAGAATCTAAAGGAAGAACTTGCATACTGGGCTAAAGAACAGCATGCTTGGGAAATTACTGAAAAGCTAGACGGTGCGTCAATGACAGCTTACTTGCGTGATGGAGAGTTTGGAGTTTGTTCACGTAATCTTGATCTCAAGCCAAGCGAAACTAACAGCCTGTGGAAAGTTGCAGTTGCCAATGATCTAGAATTAAAACTTCGTCGTGCTAATCGTAATATTGCATTGCAAGGTGAACTGATTGGAGAAGGTATTCAAGGTAATCCATATAAGAGCAAAGGACAAGATTTTTTCTTGTTTGACATCTACAATATTGATACCAACAAGTACTTTACTCCTGCAGAACGAAAAGCATTCGTTGATGAGTTTGATATTAAACATGTGCCTGTTCTTGGAACCCTCACAATGGATGAGTCAACTACCATTGCTGATCTGCTAATGTCTGCAGAAGGTAAGTCAGTTATGGGAATGGTTGGTTGTGAACGAGAAGGACTTGTGTTTAAGATTCTAGATATGCAATGTTCGTTCAAAGCAATTTCTAATAAGTTCTTATTGAAAGGCGGTAATTAATATGGACAAAGTAATTAGAGACGGAAAAGTTGCTGTACTATACAGTCCAGGGTTCGGCGCTGGTTGGAGCTCTTGGGGCCGCGGCGACTATGGCAACAAAGCGCTGTTTGATCCTATGGTAGTACAGTGTGTTGAAACAGGAGACTTTGATAAGTTGAACACTTACATGACTCTTTGGTATCCAGATATGTACACAGGCGGCATGGACAGTTTGGAAATTGCTTGGCTTCCAGAAGGTACATTGTTTCGTATAAATGAATATGATGGTAGTGAAAGTATTGAAGTAAAAGAAGAAATGGATTGGATGATAGCATGATGTATATTAATAAACGAGATGTAGAAAAGATTTTAGAAGTTATGAACAAGTTTCCAAATGCAGAATCTTTTGCGCTAGCACATGAAGCTAGTTCAGGTATTGGTAGTGTAATTACCCTTACTATTCGAACGCAAGTAAATGAGTTAGACGGTGAGTTTAGTGTAGAAATTGCAGGCGTGGAGAATTGGTAATGAAAATTAAATTTGATAAACAAACAATGCCCGATGCACTGTACAACGCATTACTACAGCACTTTGTAAATGAAGCAGTTGGGCTTGGTGTTGAAGTTAACAAGTTTACTCAATTCAACGATTGGGTAGTTGAGTGCAAAGTAGATGCAAAAGCATCAGTACATTAAATAGGTTGACAAAAGCCTATAATATGTTATAATGTATGTATAAACAAAAAGAGGATCACAATGGCAGATATTTGGGTAATCAGCGATACACACTTTAATCACGCAGGTATCTTAAATTTTAAAGATGCAGATGGTGCTCCAACTCGTGGCGACCGTTTTACGGACGTTACAGATATGGACGAGCAAATGATTGCCAACTGGAACAGTGTTGTTAAGCCTGGTGACAAAGTCTACCACTTGGGCGATGTGTTGTTTGGAATGGACAAGCCAGCGTGGTTGGATGCTAACTTCAACAGATTGAACGGTAAGAAACGTTTGGTTGTTGGTAACCACGACAACATCAAATTGTTGGGCAACTACTTCAGCGAAGTGATGATGTGGAGAATGTTCCCAGAGTTTGGGTTGTTGTTAACCCACGTACCTGTACACAACAGCACGTTGGGTGAAAGCCACAGATTTGGTGAAGGCAGTATGTTAAATGTACACGGACACATTCACCAAAATCCTCCACCGTCGCCTAGCCACAGATGTGTAAGTGTAGAGCAAATCAACTACACACCTATCAACATTGACGAGTTAAGAGTACGATGAGTGACTTTGGATTTTACCTAGTAGCAGGAGTGTTGATTGTATTGTTCTATGGTGAGCCAGACTTACATGACGCACTAATATCCTATCTAATGAGGGACTAAATGTTTGAACATCGTCTGTATGACATTGAAAAGTGGGAACAGGGCAAGATTAGATCTTGCTCTGTACTCCATCTCGTGCTATAATATATACATTGCAAGGATACATAGTCTTTGACAATCACTAGAAATAGAACCGGAACAATTATGCGAACACAGCCACAAAGTATTATTTCATCGCTAGAGGATCATCCTAGTCGTCTTAACAAAGAAGGCATTCTTGAATCTGCAATGCAAGAAGGACTAGACGAGTTCTTTGAAGGTGTGCGTATGGCACTAGATGCTATGATCACATTCGGTGTTAAAGCAGTTCCAGAACGTTCAGATGTACTTACAGGACAGGGGCTTGATTGGCCTACATTTAAAGTACTTGCCGATCAATTGATCAACCGTGAGCTTACCGGACATGCTGCTCGTGATGCAATTGAACTTGCAATGAGTGTTGCTACCACAGCACAGTGGAACGGCTTTTATCGTCGTATCCTTATCAAAGACTTGCGATGCGGTGTAAGTGAAAAGACTGTAAACAAGGTTGCTAAAGACTTCCCGCAATATGCAGTTCCTGTGTTCACTTGCCAACTTGCACACGACAGCGCCAATCACGAAAAGAAGATGACTGGTAAGAAACAGATTGAAGTTAAACTAGATGGTGTTCGAGTTATTACTATTGTCCGTGTAGACGGACGTATTAATATGTTTAGTCGCAATGGCAAAGAATTTCATAACTTTGGACACATTATTAAAGAAATTGAAACTGTAGCTAAATTTGATCCACCGCCATATGATTTGGTTTTGGACGGAGAAGTAATGAGTGCTAACTTCCAAGACCTAATGAAACAGGTACATCGCAAGGACAATGTAACAGCAAGCGATGCTGTACTACATTTGTTTGACTGTGTTCCGTTGAATGAATTCCAAAAAGGTGTATGGAATAAGCCACAGAATGTCCGTAGTCAACTTGTACTACATTGGGTTGCAAAACACCAGGCGTTCTTACAGCACGTACAAGCGCTTGAGTGGGAAGATGTTGACTTAGACACTGTAGAAGGTGAACAACGCTTTGTAGAGCTGAATAAAGCGGCTGTAGACGGAGGATATGAGGGTGTTATGATCAAAGATGTGGACGCAGGATATGAGTGCAAACGCAGTCATGCTTGGCTCAAAGCCAAACCATTCATTGAAGTAACATTAAGTATTACCAATTTAGAAGAAGGAACTGGACGCAATGAAGGAAGACTTGGGGCTTTTGTATGTGCTGGGCAGGATGACGGCAAGGATATACGTGTTAATGTGGGCAGTGGTTTTGCGGATGAGCAGAGATCCACTTTTTGGCATACTCGGGATTCTCTTATTGGTCAGCTTGTTGAAGTTAGGGCAGATGCTGTAACACAGAACCAAGACGGCACCTACAGTCTACGCTTTCCCAGATTTAAAACATTCCGCGGATTTGAACCTGGCGAAAAACTATGAAAGAAGTTGACAAGTTTTGCCAAAAGTACGATGCTTATGTGCGTGAAAGTAGTCGTATGCATCGCAGACTTAAACCAGTGTCATATGCTGTATGCAGTGACAGTGATCCTGAAATATTTGAAACTATGCCCATCACCGAAGTTAAATGTGTAGAAGTACACATGCCAGAGGATCGCTTCCGTGCTCTATTAGAACATGACAAATGGCTATACGACGCACGGACGAGCAACTACATTATAGGAAACGAGGCAGTCTATATTGTAGAACAGCATGATCGCGAAACTCGAATTAGACATGAAAATCCCGCGGCAAAGATTGCATACGATAAGTATCAAAATATTTTAAGATTAGTTGATAGTCATTACAGATGAAAGAACGTAAATTTATTGCATCCTGGGACTGCCTAGGATTTGAGTGTATTGTAGACTGTACTAGTTGGGAACGTAATTCTCTGCTAAACGTAATTGCAGGCAAAGAGCTAAAGCCTGCTCCGGTTAGCCTACACGCAATGACAATGAGAGCTCGATATAATCCTCAGCGTAGTCCTGAAATTTGGTCGTTTACTACAGTTGACAGTATTACTCAAATTGAACTTAAAGAAATTGCAAAAGTTGATCCTCAACAACTTATTAATTTGATTCGAGAGCGAGGCAACTGCCTGTACAATAGTCCAAAACAGAAAGCAATAATAGAATGAAAATTTATATAGATACAGAATTTAACGAGTTCAAAGGCGAGCTTATCAGTATGGCACTGGTTGGTGAAGATGGCAACGAGTTCTACGAAGTGTTGCACTGTGCTGATCCAAAAGATTGGGTCGCTGAACATGTTATGCCGTTCCTAGAAAAAGAACCTATCGAACTAGACGTGTTTCAAACTAAACTTCAACAGTTCTTATTCCAATATCACAGCATACATTTAATCTCCGACTGGCCAGAAGATATCAAACACTTCTGTGATGCTTTGATTACAGGGCCAGGCATGTGTTTAAACTATCCTCCGATTACTATGGAGATACGCAGAGATCTAAGCAGTGCAGACAGCAAAGTTCCACACAATGCACTGCACGATGCAAGAGCTATTGCAGATCAAGAGTTAAGCAAAGTATATGAACGCTAACCTACATCAGGAGTCCATGAGAGTAGATTTCCCTCAAGGCGTGCCTGATGGGTGTACAGAATGGTTAAAGGAGCATGTAGGCTCAGGTGTGGATAATGCTAACGGAGTTGGCTTTGATGAGTGTGCGTGGTACTATGAGCGTAGATTTCGACCATATGATAAACAGGTTAATGATAAACAGGTTCATGACACTGCTGGTGATTACATTCCCACAATCACTGTGAAAGATCCCAAGCTGGCTACTCTGTTTGCTCTAC